GGCATGGGCGGTGTGGTGCGGATATCGGCAATAGATGGGCAGGAGGTGGTTGTTCTCTCCGGGGCGGCGTTAGATGGGGGTGTGCGCCACCATCATATGCTCTGGGCTAAGAGCAACGCCGGGACGCTGGCGCAGTTTGGCGCAACCAAGGACCTGGGGACGCCGGTTGGCCCCCAGCACCAGCCGTGCCTGGCGCAAGCACAGGGGCGCGTGCAGACTTGCCATCCGTGCGTTTCTCACGACGGCACAAAACTAATCCGGTACCACCCTATTCACCTTTGGACGCGCGTGAAGATGAAATGCGTGGCCACGGGCTCTAAGATACGCTGGGCCATGGACAACTGGGGGCTGGCGGAGACAAACGAAACCGAGGACCTGGCCAGCGGTGGGGCAGGGTACGTGCACGTGTCGGCTAACTTCACGCAATCGTCCCAGCTGGTGGACGGAACCCTGGGCGCCGCGGGAGATATCACGGGCTTCAATCACGCCGGTGATTTCCTGCACGCCGGGGCCTGTAGCTTGACGCTGATTTCAAATAGTCAACGCCAATACTGGGACGACCTGCTGGTGTCCCCGGTCACTTCAATCACGGTTGCAAAGAGTCATACCCACGCCGCGGCCACGTCGCCCTGGTCTCTCATGGACTACGAGGAAAACGTGGACGTGGTGGTGCGCCCGCGGACAGCGCGGGCCTCCGGGGCCCTGGGGCGCATTCTGCGGTTTGGCGATATCACCGGACACAACGGACGGCGCCTGGCGTTGAATGCCACGGGGTACACCGTTCTCCTGACCGACGGGTATGAATTGATAGAGGACGCCACAGGCGCATCGGATCAAACGGTGACCATGCCCGACCTGGTGCTGAGCGCTGGACGCGCCCCTATCCTTTTTGTCAAAACCGATGCTGGCGCCGGGAAGCTGATCGTTGCGCGGGCGGGGGCTAACACGTTTGATGGGGCGGCAACGTCCGTGCAGCTGACCACGCAATACGACGCAGCGCTGATCTGGCCCGGCAGCGACGTGTGGCGCGTGCTTCACGTCAACCCCAGGCCCACGGATATCGTGGCGTCCGGCACCAGCGGGTTCACCGGTGGGGCGCACACTCACGCGCTGGCGGCCGATTCGGTCACGGCAAACGAGATTGCGGCGGACGCCGTGGGGCAATCGGAAATCGCGGCCGCGGCGGTGGGCCAGGGGGAGCTGAAAACGAGCAGCGGGACCCTGGCAACGGCCTCGGGTGCTTCCCCGCGGACCATCAATGGGGTGCTCCCGGGCGGAGAGTATGGTTTCTATCCGAGATCGCACGTGAACGACACGACAACCGCGGTGAGCCTGGTATCTTCCACGTATACCTTGACAACTTCCGCCGCACTGGGGATCGGGAGACAGGCAATATGGAGCGGTACGCCGACAAACCGGGTGCTTACTCTCACGCAGCGGTACATCACCGCATCCGGCGAGGTGTTTTGGATTTTCCGCCAGCGGCACAAGGTGACGGGGGAATGGGGCATGACCTGGGCAGCGCCGGACCACCCGTGCTTTGGGAATGGCGGGGACCCCGTGAAGCTGCCCCACCCGTTCCCCGCGGACCCCGACTATGAGGTGGTGGTAGTCAATCCTACGGCGGAGCAGATAGCATGCGCGCACGACCTGGAAGAGGCGGACGGGTGCTCGGTGATGGAGGCCCTTGATCGGCTGTATGAAGTGGACGACAGGAAAGAGGTCGCATGGCCGGACGAGCCCGTGTCTGTGAAGCTGCTGAGCGACTGGGACCACCTGTACCGAACGGGCGTCAAGAAGGTGCCCATCAAGAAAATGAGCATACCTAAGCCGGCGGGCGTCAAGTGCTACGCTTTCAAATCAAAGAAGGGGGAGTGATGCTGCAACTTCCACAGGACATTAGCCTGGGACAGTTCCTGGGGTTTGGCGCGCTGGTGGCCCTGATAGTGGCGCTGATGGCCTGGGTGGGCCTGAGTGAGTGAGCCTGTCCGACGTCGGGGTGCTTATCAGCATCATTCTGGCGGTGGGTTCGGTTCTCATCTCCGTGGGCGTGGTGACTCAAAAGGTGCGCCACCTGGAGAAAACCGTGGCGGCGGCAACTGAGAGCTATACGCGGGCCTTTGACAGCATAGGCAAACGGGAGCTGGAGCACGCCCTGGTGACCGGCCAGCAGCAAGAGAAGGTGCGCCGCCTGGAGGCCGACGTGCTGGCCGTGCGCAAGCGCCAGCACGTGACGGCCAGCCGGGTGGGGGTGGTGCAGGCGGAGCTCGCGGGCGTCAAGGGCAGCCTGGACACCCTGGCGGCAATGGTGGCGGACTTCCGCAAGGAAAACGCCGACCTAATGCGGGCCCTGCTGAACAAGGCGGGGCTGGGCGTGGCGGGCGGCGGCGGAAGCGGGGATTGATGCGCACGCGAGCTCGCCGGCTGGTGGCCTGGCTGCAGGGCGCTGGCTCTGTGGGGCTGGTGCTACTGTGCACCGCCGCGGGGGCCCTGGTGGTGAACCTGGAGGCCAGGCGGAAGCGTGACATAGGGTGGACCGCGCTGCTGGCCGAGGGCGGGGTGGCCCTGGTGGTGGCCCTAGTGGTGATGCTGCGCGAGGAGCTCCAGCAAGTGGAAGGGGAGCCCGACGTGGTGGAGCGGGCCCGGGCCGCGAAACGGCGGGCCCTGAAAAAGCGCTGTCTCCGCGGATTCGCCCACGGCCTGGGCTGGCGGCCCGCGGTGGAGGGCACGGTGGACGCGGTGAGCTGGGGCCTGGACCTGCTGCGGGGGCTGGAGGCCGCTTGACGGACGTGCTACCATGCCCCGCTGTGGGGGTGGGAAATGGAAAAGCGGCACCTGGTGACCCTGAAAATCATGGTGAGCGAGGAAGCTGCGCGGGCGTTACGCTGCATGGAGCCCCGGGAGCAGCCCGCGGCCCTGGTGCGGTTCCTGGGGGCCCAGGACAAGGCGGACCTGCAGGACGCTGTGCATGCGCTGCGGGTGGTGCCCTGGAGCGACACCGCGGAGCGGCCTCGAGGCGGATCGCCAATGACCCGCGCCGGGCGGGACTCGCGCTGGTAGCTGTGCTCTGTACCCTGAGCGGATCGGTGCTCCAGACCGGGCCCGCGGAGGACTTCCCGGAGAGCTGGACGCCGCGGCCCGTGGTGGCCGAGGACCTGGTGCCCCAGCCGTGGGCCGCGCCCCCCGAGCTGGAGCGCGAGCTGGTGGACAGGTGCAGCCGCAAGGGCGTCCCGGTGTGGATTGCAGCGCGCAACCTTTCGCGCGAGAGCACCGCGGACGGCCAGCCGACAAACCCGCACTGGAACACGTGGGCGGTGTCGCCCGTGGGGGCCCTGGGCGCCGCGCAGCTCATGCCGGGCAACCTGGACAACCCCCTGTTTATCTCTTTCAATGATGGCCAGCCCATAGACCCTTTCAACGTGCACCACGCCATCCGGGTGGAGGTGGGCTACCTGGCCTGGCTGCACGTGAACGTGGGGACCTGGGGGGACGCGGTGGCCGCTTACAACTGCGGGCCTGGACGCTGGGCCCTGGGCAATCTTCCACCCGAGACAGTGACGCACCGGCGCCTGGTGATGGGCGCAGCTGACAGGAGGACCTGAATGGACGCACCGCACGCCGACGACCGGACGCTGTACTACGTGCAGACAAACAACCCCACCGAGGAAATACTCCGCAAGGTGGGGTTTGCGCATCCGCTGCAAAGCTGCGGGCCCACCGCCGCGGTGCGGTGCATGGCCGCCCTGGGCCGCGCGGTGGCCGTGCGCACCAGCGGCCGCTACCTGCCCCAGCCTGACGAGGTGCTTATGGGGTGGTTCAATGACCCGGTGAATTACCTGGCGCTGCGCGCGCTGCCGGTGCCGGCGCTATTCCGCGCGGACCCCAGCGAGATCCCGGGGAACAGGATAGCGCCGTGGTACCCCCTGGCTGTGCGCGAGGTGTTCGGCAACCCGTGCGGATTTGTGGACGGCCTCATGGACTGGCGCGCCCTGGTGGAACAGCTCCAGCTGGGGCGGACCGCGCAGCTCTGCCTGGTGGATCCGGGTCACTTCATCCCGGTGGTGAAGTACGACGCGGCCGCGGACGCCCTGGTGTATGACGATCCGTGGCCGAACCGCCACCCCACGGGGATCGGGTGGCACTGTGCCATGACCAAGGACGAATACCTGGGCAACGTGAAGCCGTTCGCCCTGGTGTACAGCTGAGAAGGGAGGCCCGCATGAAAGAGGGCACGGGGTATCTGGAGGAGTCACCGGGGCAGCGCAGCATGGGGCGCCTGCTGGGCCTGGTGGGCGGGGTGGTGGGCGCCGCGGTGACCGTGGCCGGCTGCGTGCTGGCCTTCGTGGAGGCCCTGGAGCGCACGGGGACCGCGCACGGCCTGGCCCTGGCGGGGATAGGCACCGGCATGTTCACCAGCGGGGCGCTGGGCAAGGCCTGGGGCAAGCAGGCCGAGGCCTCCGTGGAAGTGGCGGAGCTCGCGCAGCCCGCGGAGCTCCCGCGGTGAAGCTGCCGGGGTGGGTGAAGGCCCTGGGCGCGCTGCTGCTGGCCATCGGTGGGGCGGTGCTGGCGCTGTGGGTATCGGCCCGGATCCGGGGCCGCATGCCCTGGGGTATCCTGGCGACACCGGGACGCGCGGGAGCTGGGGAGCCGCTGCGGTGGACGCGGCTGCCCGGGAATGAGCGCGAGATTGCGGTGCGGGACGGGCCGCTGGGGTGGAAGGCCGTGGCCTTGCCCCCCGGGGTGAAGGCCCAGGACGTTACGGCCGCGGCGCTGGTGGCGGGCAAGGTGCACGTCACGAAGCGCAACGCGGGGAAGGAGGCGCCATGATGGCGCATAGATCGGGTGCGCCGCCCGGGCTCTGGCCGGCCCTGGTGGTGGTTTTCGTGCTGCTGCTGGCGACCGTGGGGGTGACCCTGGCCCCAGCGCAGGAGGCCATGACGGTGGAACAGAAGGCCGCGGCCTTTGACGCCCTGGTGGCGGCGGACCCCGCGGTGAGCGTGGAGCCCACCCTGGCGCTACTGACGGGGCGGGACCTGGTGCTATCGGGCGGAGCTGTCACCGTGGACGTGGCGCCCTGGCTACACTATGACATTGCCGTGGACGTGCGGACCGTGAAAGACTTCGCCCCGCCCCCTGACTGGCGCGGATACGTGGGTATGGGGGCGCTGGGAATTACTATCGGGGCTGCGGCCGTGGTGCTGCTGAACCTGCTACTCTGAATAGAAGGCGGCGCTGCCGCCCGCTGCCTTGCGCCCCCAGGCCACCCCTGGGGGCTTTCTTTTGCCCTACGGCTGTATAGTAGTTTCCCCAGGAAATCGTATCTTTCGCCCTGAAATTAGACTAAAAATCTGGACACGGGCCCGTGGTGGGTATACGGTATAGATGTTCGATGGTTGTTTGACAGCGTGCAGCGGGTGAGATCAGGCGGGGCCGAGGGCAAGAGACCAAGGCGCCGCGCGGTGGGGCACCAGCACAATAGCAGAGCAGGGCGGCGCAGCAAAGCGCGGCCCTAATGCGGCAACCCCCGTTGCAAGCCCGGGGGTAGAAGGAGGCCAAAGTGGCCCGTTCAACTTTCACCCTTTCCATCCCGTCCGGCACCGTGGTGCTGGGCGAGCAGGGGACCATCACCCTGAAAGCAAGCGCCGTTGTGGACGGCGCCACGCGCGAGCGTGACGGTTCCTACCGCTACCTGGTGGGCGGCCACCAGTACATAGCAAGCGCGGGCACCGTCACGGCGGTGCGCGCGTAAGGCAGAGTCACCCCGCTGGCGCGGCGGGGCGTAATGCGGCGGCCCGGTGACAAGCCCCGGGCGAAAGGATGAGACAATGAAGGTGGTGATTTCCTACGTGCTTAGGGGCCAGCGGTGCAGCGAGACCGTGGAGGCCGAGTCTCCGGAGAAAGCGTCCCAGGCCTTTATGCGGCGGGCGACGCTGGTGACCAGCTGCATGGCCCGCCCCGCGGCGGACGAGGCCCAGGGCTGGCTGGTGCGCACTGGCCAGGACCTGCTGGTGGCCATGGGCGCGGAATGGACCAAGGCGCGCAGCAATCCCGCGGACGTGGCGGCGGTGCAGCGGTACAGCCTGCTGGCCCTGGCCCGCGCGGAAGTGTACAGCCTGATAGCGGAGAGCAACGGGCTGGGGCGGCTGGCGATATGACGCGGCCGCTGTGGCTTTCACCAGCCCAGGCCATGCGCCTGGTGCTGAAGGCCCAGCAGCTCCACGGCGAGAGCATCACCCCATGCGGCGGCAAGGCCTGGGGTGAGTGCTTCACCCTGGAGCAGGGCCGGGTGATTTTCTGGTACAACCTGGGCCCCGACACGCACGCGGTGATAGAGCCGCACGACGTCGGTGCCCTGGTGGAAGGGTGACGGGCGGGCGGGGCCCAGCTGGCCCCGCGCGTTAAACCGCGGCCCCCGTCCGAAGCCGGGGGCAGAAAGGAAGGGCGAAAGTGTCTATCGTGATAGTGCGCACCCACGGCGGTGCCGTGGTGGTGGTGGGCGGGTGGGGAGAACGGCGCGCCAGCGCGTTGATGTCTCTGGTGGCCGCGCGTGAGCTCGCGCGTAAGCTGCGCAAGCGGCGGAGGGCGGGGTGAAGCGCAAGGGCAAGAGAACGGCCGCGGAGCACCGCGGCACACCCTCCGCGCTGTGGTGCGTGGACGACATAGTGCAGCTGGCCCAGCAGGGCGGGCTGCACCTGGCGGACGACCAGGTGGCCGACGTGGTGGCCGCGGCCAATTCCCGCAAAACCTACCCCCTGGGCCCGACCTGGGGGGAGGTGCGCCAGCTGGTGGAGCGGGCGGCCGCGGAGCCGCCCAAGGCAAAGCGCAAGCCGCGTACGCGCGCCGCGGAGCCCGAGCTGGCCCTGGGGATCCGGTGAGCGGCGCCGCGGCGGCCGACTGGGACCGCATGGCGGCCCTGGTGGTGGCGGAGACCACGCGGCTGTGGAATCGGCCCTATCCCCTGGGGGGCAGCAGCCGGGCGACGGAGAGAATGCGGGACGCGGAGGAGGAGCTCATCCACCTGTACAACGCGGCCCACGGGCCTTTGGAATGAAACCCGGGGGCGTATGCCCCCGGACATTTGGGCGCCGCGCCCCCGGAAGCGCGCGGGACCCCCACCTGGGGGAATGAAAGGAGGCCTCCTGGGGCCCAGTGACTGACGCGACAAGGTACACCGGAGCGGAGAGCCGAGGGGGTTCCTTGCCTCGTGTCTGTCAAATCCTCCTTACTTGGCGCGCTACCGTGAAGAGGTTACGGGGCGCGCCTTTTTTGTGCCCAAGGGTAGGGGGTGAATCATGGACAAGCTGGAGCAGGAGATAGAAACCGCGGAGCGCAAGGCCTGGGAGGCCCTGGGGCGGTACAAGTTCAATATGTACGGCTACTGGGCCGCCATTTGGGTGCACCTGGTGCGCGTGAGCGGGCAGCCCCGGCCGAATCCATGGCGGGAGCTGGTGCTGGGGGCCCGCGCGGAGCTCGCGCGCCAGGATGCCCTGGGTGACGTGAAGGTGGAGCTGGGCCCGCTGGCCGCGGAGGCCTTCACCTGCACAGAGCAGGAAGCCCTGGGCCTTGCCGACGTGCTGCGGGCGGGCTTGCGTGACACCTAAAGATAGGATAAAATAAGGCCCTGGCGTTGCACCAGGGCCCGAGCCCGGCCCGGAGGACCGGGCGGACGGATGAGAGCACGAGGGGGACTGGACCCTCGGCGTTGCCGAGACTACCCCCCGGGCTGTGCGCGAGTCAACAGGAGGACCTATGGCGGAGAAAGAGACCGGGGGGCACCAGCCCGTGGTGGTGGCCGCGGAGGTGGTGGCACCCAAGGGCGGGAGTGCTGAGGGCAAGCCGATGCGGCGGAAGCCGGCGGCCAGCCCCGCCAAGCGGCAGCCCAGGACGGCGCCCGCGGCGCGGGACGTGACCCCGCTGGCACTGATAGCCCGCGCGGTGAACAGCGGCATGCCCGTAGAGACCATCGAACGGCTGACCCTGCTTTGGGAAAAGGGCGTGGCCCAGCAGGCCAAGCACGAATACTTTGACGCGTTCTCACGGCTGCAGGCCAAGCTGCCTATCATCGGGCGGACGCGGACGGTGAACAACAAGGCCAGCACGGCGAAAGAGCACGGCAAGGTGCGGTTCCGCTATGCGCCCGTGGAGCAAATCGTGGGCGAGGTGGCGCCGCTGCTGGGGGAGGAGGGCTTTTCCTACTCATTCAAGCCCGCGCAGCCCAGGGCCGTGGACGGGGTGCACTGGCTGGACGTGCCGTGCACGCTGCACCACCGCGGCGGCCACGAGGAAACCGCCACGTTTCCCAGCCCCGTGGCATCGGCCGCGGAGCGGCAAACCCTGGGCTGGACGTTTGCCCAGGCCATCACGTCGGCGCAAACCTACGGCCGGCGGAACGCGTTCATTGCCGTGGTGGGCATAATGACCGCGGACCCCGAGGGGACCCCGGGCGTGGAGCCTGGGGACGAGCCCGAGGGGGACGTGCGGGCCGCCAGTGAGACGGCCGCGGCGGCTGGCGCGGCGCCCACCCAGGAGCAACTGCAGGCCGCATATCAGAAGGTGCAGGGCCTGGTGGCGGAGAAAGCCCGCGGGAAAGCCGCGGATACGTTCCTGGCCACCGCGAGCAAGCACCTGCAGGCGGGGCGCGTGGACCTGCTGGACGCCATGGCCGCGAGCCTGGCGGGGATGCGCCAGGGCACCAAGTGAGCAAGGGGCGGAAGCCCCGAAGGGCAAGAAGGCGCCCCGCGCGCCTTCCGCCCTACAATACAAACGACGGAGGACTGGATGAGCGAAAAGACGAGTACGGCGCTGGAGCTGCTGACGACCAAGGCGGACGGTTTCCTGGAGAAAGCCCGCGCGGTGCTGCGGATCCGGACCGAGGCGGACCGCGCCCTGGTGGCGGCGCTGCGGGTGACCAACCGGGATTTGCAGAAGGAAATCCACGCTGACCTGGACCCCCAGGTGGAGAACGCGCACAAGACGCACGCGGACCTGTGCGCGCTGCGCCGAAAGCACCTGGAGCCCCTGGAGCGGGAGGAGGCCCGCTGCAAGAGACTTCAGGACGAGGACCACGCGGAGCAAGAGCGCGCCGCGGAGCTCCGCCGGCAGAAGCTGCAGGAGAAGGCCGACGCCAAAGCACAGCAGCAGCGGGACGCCCAGGTGGAGGACCTGCGGGACCGCGGGCAGGCCGCGCTGGCCGCGGAGCTCGCGCTGGCCCCCGTGGCCGCGCCGGCGGTGGTGGTGGAGAACAAGGCCGAGCTGGCCGCCAAGGCCGCGGGCCTGGGGTACTACTGGGTGCTGGGCTTTGACGTGGAGGACCTGGCCAAGGTGCCCCGTGAGTTTCTCCAGCTGAACGAGGCCGCCGTGCGGGCCCGCGGCCAGGCCATTTGGGCGGAGCTGAAAGCAGCGGACGAAAAGGTGGCCCCGACGCTGTTCGCGGGCAGCAACGCCGTGCCTGGGATCCGGTTCCGCGCGAAGAAAGAGAGCCGCGACACCGGGCGGAGGCCTCGGTGAGCGCCGCCGCGGGCGTGACCTTCGACGAGGCAAAGCACCTTTACCACGACGGCCGCGGGGGCCTGGTGCCGAACGTGACGTACATACTGCGCGCCGTGGGGGCCGCCCCCCCGGTGCGCTGGTACGCCCGCAAGGCCCTGGTGCGCGGCCGCGCGGTGCACCGCGCCATAGAGCTGTTCATGCGGCACGACCTGGACCTGGCCAGCGTGCCGAAGGTGGCAATGCCTTACTTTGAGACCTTCCTTGACTGGCTGGACAAGCACGGGCACCTGACCCGCTGGCGCACGGAGGTGGTGGTGCACAACCGGGCCCGCGGCTACGCCGGCCGCGCGGACGTGGAGTGCATGGACGGGCCGACGCCGGTGACCCTGGACTGGAAAACGGGGGACCCCGAGCCGTGGCACCAGGTGCAGGGCATGCTGTACGGCCTGACGGGGGACCGGGTGCGCACGCCCTTCACGGTGTACCTGGGCGCCAAGGGCAGCTGGCAAACCGTGACCCCCGTCGACCAGGTGGACCTGGTGCGGAAGGCCCACGCGGTGCTGGACACGTTCGACCTGGCCCGGCCCCGCCACCTGGCGGAGCTCGCGCGGATGGCGGAGGAGGACGAAAGGCTATGACCGAACACGGGGTATACGTGCACGTGCGGGTGGACGCTGCCGAGGCCACCAGGGCGCTGCGGCGGGCCCTGGCGCGGCTGCGGCAGCTGGGGGGTGCAACCATCACGGGGAACAACCTGCGGGGCGTGGTGCTGGCGTCCCAGTTGACGGCACGCGGCCGCGGGGCGAGGTGGGCGGCATGGGGTCCCATGCTGCACGGTTTCGACGCCGGGGGGCGCGCCCTGGCGGTGGCGCGCGTGACGCGGCGCCAATGGGGGGAGCTGTGAAAATCCTATGGTTTGACATAGAGACAACGGGGCTGGACCCGAAGCGGCACGCCATCATAGAGCTGGCGTACAAGGTGGACCTGGACGGCCAGGTGGTGGCGGAGGGCACGCTCACGGCAAACGCTGACGGCCGCGAGATTGACGACACGGCCCTGAAGGTGAACGGGCGCACGCGGGAGTGGATCGCGGCGCAGCCTTCACAGCGCGAGCTGTACACCCGCCTGCTGGCGGTGCTGGACAAGCACGTCGACCGATACAAGCCGGGGGACAAGTTCCACCCGGGCGGCTATAACCTAAAGTTTGACGTGGAGTTCCTATGGGAGCTCTGGAAGGCCCAGGAGGATAAGTACCTGGGCAGCTATTTCTTTTTCGGCCGCCTGGACCCCGCGGAGCTCATCGGCTGGCTGAAATGGACGGGCAAGCTGCCCGGCTTCCCGCCCAAGGCCACCCTGGTTGACGTGGCGCGCTACCTGGGCCTGGACGTGGCCGGGGCCCACGGCGGCCTGGTGGACGTCAACCTGGCCCGCGAGGTGGCGCTGCGCATGCGCGCGGTGCTCCAGGGCCTGAACGTGAAGCCGCGGCGCCAGTGTCCAGATTGCAAGGGCCGTGCTGCGGGCCCTGACGCGCCGGAATGCCCGCGGTGCGACGGCACTGGGTGGATAGAAGAATGAGCCGCGCCGCGGAGACCGGGGTGGGCCTGGCGGGGACGGGGGCCGACGTGGAGCTGGAGACCGTGCGCGAGAGCTCCAGCGGAAAGGCCCTGCTACTGCGGGCCCCCACGGGCGAGGAAATCTGGATGCCGGCCAGTGCCTTTGACGAGGAGGGCCTGCTGAAACCCTGGGGCGTGCGCATGCTTGAGGACAAGCTGGAGGAAGCCGGTGCGGGGTAGCTTTCAAGTCACGGTGGATTTCAGCACGTGGCGCCGGATCCGGCCGCCGCGGGGGTACCTGCTGCTGGCGGTGGAGCCCCGGGACAAGAAAGACGCCGAGGCCATGCTGCGCGCCTATGAGCGGGACTGTCACAAGCGCGTGGAGAAGGGCGAGCGGCCGCGGCCGATTGACATCGACTGGGAGCTGCCCCTGGCGGCGCGTTCTCTTTCGATGAACCGCCTGCAATGGGCGCTGCTGGACCTGCGGTGCCGCATGCGCAACGAGGGGCTGCCGGACGGCCTGGAGCGGTGGGACCCCATGCGGCTGTACAACGAGGATATGGGAAAGGTGGCCCCAGCCCGGCAAATCGTGGTGGAGCACGGCACCCTGGCGTTTCTGGAAGAGGCCGGGGTCACGGTGAAAGCCGCGGTGCCCGTGGAGGGCAGCGACGGGAAGCTGTGGGAGGCCTGGGTGGTGAAAACGTCAAGTCATTTCAACACCGCGGAGTTCCACCTGTACACGGAGTTCCAGTTCAATGAGCTGGCGGCCGTGGGGCTGCCCCTGCCCGAGGACCAGCTGCGCGTGCGCACCTGGTGGAAGGACTGGATGCTGGAGATAGACCGCAAGCGCGTGGAGCTGCACGCGGAGGAGCTGGACAAGGCCCAGTACCGCCTGCTGCACCCAATGTGCGAGGGCTGCGGGGCCCCGCTGATGCACGGGGGCGGGGAGGTGCACCATATCAGGAGCCGCGGGGCTGGCGGTGCCACGCCCGAGCGGGACAAGGGCCGCAACTGGCTCCACCTTTGCGTGGAGTGTCACCGGATCTGGACCGCGGTGGGCGGTGGGGTGGAAGCGTTCAAGAAACACGCGCCCCACCTGGTGAATCGAATCGACGCGGCGCTGGCCGCCGCATAGGGGGAGACCATGACAAAGACAAGGAAGGCCGCGCCGCGGAAGCGCGCGCGAAAGCAGGGGGTGCTGGTGCTGGTGAAGCGGGCGAGCATGCGGGTGCTGGAAGTCAACCCGAAAGCCCCGGGGCGATACCAGCGGGTGAACCTGCCGGGCGAGGGCGGGCTGAAATCGGGGGACAGCGTGCTGGTTTTCCGCATGGCCTCCGCCGGCACTGCCGAGCTCCGCGAGGGGGACGTGGTGCTGCGCCGGGTGGACGGGGAGGCGCCCGCCGTGGTATGATACCGAACAGCGCGGGGGTGATGGCCCGCGAGAGCTGGTGCAAGCAGCAGCCCGTCGTTTGTATAGGAGGGGGGCACCACCCCGCCGGACTCATCCCCGGCACCAGTACAGACACGGGCTGCGGCTTTTCCCGGAGGACTGATGGACAAGAAAATGCGGGTGACCATGGGGTGCGGCTTTGCGCCCGCGCCCCTGGACCTGCTGGACGATCCGCGGGTGACAGACCCCACCACGGTGGCGGTGTACGTGGCCCTGGCCAGCTTTGCCAGCTACACCAGCGCCGACTGCTACCCCAGCCTGGAGACCATAGGGAAGCGCGCCAAATGCTCTGACACGACCGCATGGCGGCACATCCAGCTGCTGGTGGAGTTGCGGTACGTTAAGGTTACATCGGGTGCAAGCCGCCGGGAGCCGAACACGTACCACCTGGTGGACCCGTGGGGGCGCCGGGCCCCTGAGCCCGCCGAGCATTTCACCGGTGAAGTAGTGCATTCCGCTGGTGAAACACTGAGCGTTTCACCGGTGAACGAGGAACGAGACCCATTGAACGAGACCCAGGAACGAAAGCGCGCCGCCGCGGAGCAGCGGCACGTGACAGATCCTTTCTGGAGCCGCTTTGAGAAGGAAACGGGCGTCAAGCACGTGTGGAAGGTGCAATACCGGGACCAGGCCCGCAAACTGTGGGCCGCGGCGGGCGGCCGCACGGACCCCGACACCGCGGACGCCCTGGTGGCCGCCACGGTGGAGGCATACTTCCGCGGGGCCTGGTGGTTCACCAGGGCCCGGGCGGGCGAGGGCCGGCACTGGGACTTTGCCAGCTATTACCAGCACTGGAACGAGATCGCGTCCAGCGTGCGCGCGGGGTGGGCCGCCAAGCAGGCCAGCAGCTCCGCGCCCGATGCGCCGACGCTCATGCAGCTGCGCGGAAGGAGGGGCGCTTGAACGAAGCACAGAAAGCCGCGGCACTGGCGGCCGCAACGGGTGACTTTCCGCTGACCCAGGCGCGCCTGGACGTGATGCTGGACGTGGCCGCGGAGCGATTCGGCCGCGAGCTCCCGACGCAGGTGCTGGTGGTGTGGGAGCTGGAGCGCCACGGGGGCGCCTGCCCGCTGTGCAGCGTGCCCTGGGTGGCCGTCCACGCGAATCACGCCACCATGCGGATTGACCCCGTGACCAAGGTGGCTGTGACGGCTAAGCAGCTGTCGGACTTCACGTACTACCGCCCGGGGTGTAAGTGCTTCAAACGCTGCACCCGCGCGGGGATGAAGGTGGCGTCCGGGCACGGCAAGACGGTGACGCTGTACCGCCCTGGGTGCGGGCAGCTGCTGGTGGCGGAGCGACTGCTGGAAATGCCGACCTGCATCAACTGCGGCGGCCTCATCACTTGAAAGGGGAGGGGATAGGGGGTGCTGGCGGGAGCGCGGCCCGCGGAGACAGCCCGGGCGTTGCCCGGTCGATAGACCACGTGCACGAGGTGATGCGTTGAAAAAGAAGGAGAAGGGAAAGCGCCCCGCGAAGCCCGCGGCCGCACCCGAGTACAAGGGCCTGGAGACCATCCTGGGACCCTATGCCCTGGTGGAGTTTTCGTTTCCCGCCAAGCCGAAGGGCAAGGACCTGGGCGGAATGAAACTGCACCTGACCTTTGAGGCGGACTATCATGCGCTGACCGAGGGCGCGCTGGACCAGGTGGCCCGCCTGGCCCACGCCACGGGCCAGCTGTCGTTTTCCGCCCGCCCGGATCCGGCTGCGGCTGCGCGAGCTGCTGCGGCTGCTGCTGGCAAGCCGGAGAAGGCCAGCAAGGACCTGCCGGGCCAGATGCCGCTGCCGCTGCCCGAGCCCGGGACCGAGAGCCCCAAGGCGGAGCTCCGCCGCGGATCGAAGGCCGCCGCGGACAAGCCCGCGCGGGCCCCGCGGAAGGCGCCGGCGCACAGCGAGATAAAGTGAGCTCACGGCGGGGGCCCTGGCGCCCCCGCCTATCCTGGACGACGGAGGACGGAATGAGCAAAGCAACGGAGGCGCGAGTGCTGATAGCGGTGGCCGACCTGGTGCCACGGCCCGGCAACCGCGAGCGCGGGGGACTGGACAAGGAAAAGCTGGCCGACCTGTCCGAGAGCCTAAAAAAGCGCCAGCTGAATGACCTGCTGGTGCGCACCGCGGGAGACGGGAAATACGAAATCATGGCAGGAAACCGCCGCTTGGCCGCCGCCAAGCTGGCGGGCCTGGACGTTCTTGCCTGCAGGGTGCTGGACGTACAGGACGACCTGGAGGCCTCCGTGGTGGCCGCCGTGGACAACCTGCAACGCGAGGGCCTGCACCCCCTGGATGAATCGGACGGAATCAAGGGCCTGGTGGCCCTGGCCACGGAGCGCTGCGCCGAGGATCCGGTGGCGGAAGCTGCCGCAAAGCTGGGCATGACGGAATACTACGTGCGCCAGCGCTTGTCCTTGCAAAACCTGGTGCCCGCGGCGCGCGCCAAGCTGCTGAGCGGGGCCGCCCCCCTGGCAAACTGCCTCATGCTGGCCCGCTACCCCAAGGAGGCGCAGCTGGAGCTCATGCGGGAGCGCGCCTGGGCCCTGACCGACCGGGACGCGGAGGACCTGCACAGCATGCTGGAGAGTGACCGCCGCGAGCTGGGCGGGGCCTATTTCGACCGCGCGGACCTGACGCTGGTGCCGAAGGCCGGAGCCTGCGCGGTGTGCCCGAAGCGGACGGGCCACGAGCCCATGCTGTTCCCCGAGGTAAAGAAGGGGGACCGCTGCCTGGACGGTAAGTGCTGGAACGCCAAGCTGGCCGCCCACGTGGCAAAGACGAAGGCGGAGCTGGCGAAAGAGCCCGGGCACCTGCTGCTTTCGGAGCATTTCGGGACCCACGAGGCTGGGGTGCTGCCCAGCGATACCTGGGAGCAGGTGAAAAAGAGCGAGCAGGGCGCGCTGCCCGCCCTGGTGGTGGAGGGTCCCAGCACCGGCGCCGTGGTATACGCGCGGCGCGTGGCCCATAGCAGCGTGCCCGCGGTCCGCGGGGAGAGCCCCGCCGCGGTGGAGAAGCGCCGGGCGGCCCTGGCGGACCAGAAAATCAAGGCCGAGGCCCGCAAGGCTGGCCAGCAAAAGCTGCTGGCGGAGACCCTGGCGGTGCTGGCCCCCCGTTTCGAAGGCCTTTTCAACCGCGAACAGACGGCGGTGCTGCAGGTGCTGGCGCACCATGCGATAGACCGCACTACCTGGGACCTGCTGCCCGTGGTGGGCAAGGCGCTGGGCTGGGAGCCGCGGAAACGCCAGTACGGCGGGCTGGACTGGGCCGCGGCTGGAAAGAAATACGCCCAGGGCGCGGACGGGGTGCAGCTGGTGCTGCTTATGGTGCGCCTGGCCACCGCCGGCGCGCTGGTGGGGACCCAGGGCCAGGACTCCGGCGCCGCGCTGACGGCCATGGCCACGGCCGCGGGCCTGGACCCCGAGCGGGTGCGCTTTGCAGCTGCCGCGGTGACGCTGCGCGAGGGGCGCAAGGCGGAGAAGCTGCGGGCCCAGCGCCGGGCGGCGCGTGCGGCCAAGGCCGCGGACAAGCCGCCGGCGGGGAAGAAACCCGCCAAGCGGAAGGCGGTGGCGAAATGAAGCGGCGCCGGGTGCTGGTGAAGATACGGGGCACGGGGATGCTGGCGCAGTTTGCCGGGATTGTGACGGGCGCGGATGACCAGGTGGCGGAAATGCTGGTATGCCAGGAGACGGTCACGGCGCTGCGCCTGGTGCCCTTCAATTCTGCCCTGGACCGTTACGAATGGTGGAGCACGGGGCGGTGGTTCCTGCGCGAGCAGGTGACCATCGTGGAGGACCTGGACAAACCCATGGGTTTCTCCCCGGCCTACCTGGCCCGCCTGGTGGACTGCGTGGACGACCTGCTGGACACCGCGGAGCCCCCGCGGTGGAGCGGAGAGCAGGGCGGGGACGCCACGCTGGAGGAAATCAAAGAGTGGCGGCGCAAGCGGGACGAATGGATGAAGGCCGCGGAACCCTTCCGCCTGGCGCTGCGCCGTGGTAGGATCGGTACACCGTGAACGTGATTTCCGTGGACCCTGGGCTGGAGTGTACCGGCCTTTATGTGTTCCGCAACGGGGAAGGCACCGCGACGTCCGTGCGCCGCGGTGGCCGCGCTGGATATGACCACCTGGTGGAGCTCCGAAAGGTGGTGATGCTGCACGCCCGCGGATGCCACGCCGCCCTGGTGGAGGACTACGCATACAGCCGACTGCCGGGCGGCGGGAAATCCGCCATGGAAGCGGGGGCGACGGTGCGCACGGCCCTGGCGGAGGTGGGGCTGCCCCCCATCCTGGTGAACCCGGCAATCTGGAAAGCCCGCACCATCGGCAACATGCCCAAGGACACCGTGGGGGAAAAGGTGCGCTACCTGGAGACGGTGCGCAAAGCATACGGGAAGGCCTTCGACACGACCGACGAGGCCGACGCTTTCCTAATCTACCTTGCGGCCCTGGTGATATGGTACGAGGGGGCGGAGAGCCCAGCCCAGGAGCAGCTGCGGGCCCTGGTGGGGGCCGCGGTGGAGCGCGCCGCGGCGGTGGTGGCTGCGCGGTGACCTGGCGGGAGCTGCCCCTGGAAAAGCTGCTACTGGCCCCCTGGAATTACAAGGCGGACAACCCGGCCATGATGCGGCGGCTACTGGGGAGCCTACGGCGGAACCACCAGGTGGTGAACCTGATAGTGCGCCGCATCGGGCAGGACCGGTGGGAAGTGGTGAACGGGAACCACCGGCTGCGCGCAATGCGGAAGCTCCGGGTGCCCGCGGCTTACTGCTGCGACCTGGGGAAAATCACCGAGGCCGCGGCCCGCCGGGTGGCCCTGGAAACAAACGAGCTCCAGTTTGACCGGGATCCCGGGGCCATGGCCCAGGTGATAGGGCGGCTGCTGGAGCGGTTCGCGGCCCAGGACCTGGCCATCACCCTGCCTTTCAGCGCGTCCATGCTGGAGACTTACCGCGGCGCGGAGCTCCCGCGGCAGCCCGCGGAGCCCGAGCTGGACCTGGACGGGGACGGCGGGGTGGGGATCCGGCTGGAGCCCATGGACCGCGAGCTGCTGCGCCGCGCCATGGACCACCTGGGCCTGCAGGACACTGACCGCGCCCTGGGCGCCATGCTGGACGCCGAGGGGATCCGGTGACGGGCTGGCAGGAGGTGGCGGTGCGCCAGCTGCGCCGCGCAACGTGGAATTACAAGCGGGGAGACCGCGGCCGCGCCGCCAAGCTGCGGGCTTCACTGGAGCGAAATCGCCAGGTGGAAAACCTGGTGGTGCGGGACGTTCTGCCCGAGGGTACCATGGAGGTGGTGAACGGAAACCACCGCCTGGCCGCGCTGCGGGCCCTGGGTATCACCCGGGCGCGCGTGTTCAACCTGGGGGAAGTCTCCCAGGAGGAGGCCATGCGCGTGGCCCTGGAAACGGGCGAGATTCGGTTTGACGCTGACGCCGCGAAGCTGGCCGCGGTGGTAGCATCGGTGCGGGAGAAGTACAGCGATGCCTCCATGCTGGCCACGCTGCCCTATACCAGTGAACAGCTGGCGGCGCTGGTGAGAGTGAGCAGGGCGAAACTGGGGGGCGGCGCGGGACGGGCTACACCCGCGCGGGTGAGCTCTGCTATACTCCAGCGGCTGGGGCGGGCCATGGAGGCCTGGGGCCTGGGCGGATATTCGGAGACGGTGGGAGAGCTGGCCCGGCGCGAGCTCGCGCGGGGCACAAAACGAGCCGCGAAGCGGCGGAAGGACTGAACCATGGACGAAAAGAAGGACGGACTGGCGGTGGAGCTCGCGGCCGGCGAGCCCCAGGGCCTGGCGGCGCTGTTCCAGGAGGGCATGCGCAAGAGCGCCAATCTGGCCAAGGCGCTGGCCTGGATGAAGGCGGACGTGCAGACCCCGGACGAGCCCTGGCACCCGCGCAGCGAGCTCGTGGACGTGCTGGACGTGGTGCTGGCAAAGCTGGGCGCCGACGTTCAGGCGGTGGCGGAGGCCGCCTGGCACCTGCTGGACGTGCACGTGGCCGACGCGGAGGGCATGCAAAGCCCCACGATTGCCGAATGGGAAAGCGCCGTGGACGGCTTGGCCGACGCCCTGACGGCCGCCGGCATGTTCCACCCCACGGTGGCCTATTCGGGGAGCAAGACGGCGCAGCGGGCCGCCATCCTGGAAAGCGGCCTGGCGCAAGCAATCAAAGCTCTGCGCGGGCTAAAGGATGGGGGAGAGCTGGCTTGCGAATATGACGGCGACGAGGTGGACGCCATCACCGCGGGCCTGGAGGCCCTGGTGGAGCAGCCCGCGGACCCTTCCCAGCCCGACGCGGAGACCCTGAAAGCGCGGGCCACGGCCCTGGAGCACCGGGCGGCCATCCTGGAGCGCGGCCTGGCCGAGGCCATTGAGCTGGTGCGCAACTGGCAGGCCATGGCGGACCAGGAGCTGGCGGAGCTGTACGAACACTCCCCGGAGATGAAGCGGCTGCGCGCCGCCCTGGGCGGTGATGCTGCCGAGCAGCCCGGCGCCCTGGAGGTGCGGGAGCTGCTGGCGGGGCTGAATAACGGCGCGTGCTGGTGCGAAATGGGCATAGGCAATCCCATGTTCCGCGACCATACCGAGAGCTGCAAGAAGGCCCGCGCCATGTTCGACCGCCTACCCCAGGACGGCTACCTGGCCCGCGCCTTCGATGCAACCCGGCACGCCGGGGACGGGGGGCGCCAATGAGTGACCGCGGGCTGTATGGGCCGATCGGGCCAATGCCGCGGAGCTGGGGAAAGCAGGAGCTGCTGATAAACCCCCGCCACCCGCTATGGAGCAACTGCCGCGGCCGCGCCCTGGTGCGCGGGGCGCTGAATATCGTGACCCTTTCCGCATTCCGCCGGCCCCGCAAGCTGCGCCGCCTGCCCTTCCTGCATTGCATGGCGGCCTACCGATCGGGCCCCAGCACCATGTACGACTATCCTCTGGTGGGGTTGAATTGATGGCCGCCGCGGGGGAGATCCGGGCGGGAGTCACGCTGCCCGTCAAGCTGCGGCGCTGCCCGCACTGTGGCAAGAGGCGGGCGGAGATCCGGGCTGGGGACGTGCTGCCCAAGGGGGGAGCCGAGTACAAGCGCCTGCAGGCCATCGTTTGCATGGGCTGCGGCGCCGCGGGGCCCTGGGCCGCCAAGCTGGAGCACGCCGTGGAGGGCTGGAACAGGAGGGATCCCGTGGTGTCGATACCGACCTGGCTACTGGTAGTGCTGTGCATCCCCTGGGCCCTGCTGCTGCTGGCGCTCGCGGGGGTGGTGCGCGGGTGGTTCAAGCCGTGGATATTCTGACCGTCCGAGGGGTGGAGCTCATGGTGCACAACCTGGGCCCCCAGCCCTTGACCATCACCGCGGACGACGTTGCCCACCTGCTGGGTGCCCTGAACATGCGGGGGGACAGCCTGGCCGACTGGGCCCGCGGCGGAATGGACCCTCTGGAGAGACGGGCCCGGCGTTCCATCATGCGCAGGGCGATAGCGGAGGAGGCCTTCCGTGGCAAGTGACAAGGCGCTGCTGGCGCTGGCTGATGAGTGGCACGAGAGGGCGCGGAGTTGGGGTGGCCCTGACGGTCCTGGGGCGCTCCACGGTTGCGAGGACGAGCTCCGTGCTCTGGTGAAGGCCCACCCCGAGGGCGCGGAGCGTGTGAAGGTGGAAACCGAAGGCCAGTGGCGCGGATGGGTATTCCTTAAGCACGCAGATGGGCAATGGGTGAGCGCCGCGAAGCTGAACGACTTCTCTATGGCCGTCTACGAGGCGGGTCTCTCCGCTCTCCCCGCCAAGGAGCCCGCCGCTCCGGTGCGCTGTACGTGCCGTGAGCACACAGCGGGCATGGAACCATGGCGCGATCCCGCGTGTCCGATGCACGGCAAGCCCGCGCCCGCCTCTCCGGTGCCATGGGAGGACTTCAACGACTACGCCTACCCGGACCGTGGGAAACGACTACTCGCCAACGCGCCCGCCGCTCCTGCCGATCTCAGGGAGGCGCTTGCGTGGGCGATGGATCACCTCAAAGCGGGGCACTTCTCCTCGAACTGCGGGCCATCGAAGTGTGTGTGCGGACGCGACAAAGCACGCGCCGCTCTCGCCTCCCATCCGCGCCCCGCAGAGGAGGGTGGACTGAGGGAGGCCGCCATCGAACTTGTACGGGCCATCCGCCATGACTACGACCAAGACACGGGAACAGAGTGGATTGAGAAGGCCACCGAGGCACTGGAAGGTGCCCTGCATCCCCCCGCGGAGGGGAAGCCCCCCGAATCTGAAAAACTGAGGGGAAGCTGAGCCGTGCCGATCAATTACCGCGAGTATCCACCCGACTGGAAGGCCCGCCGTGAGCGCATACTGCGTCGAGCTGGCGGACGGTGCGAGGACTGCGGGGCCCGCAATCACGAGCCCCACCCCCGGACCGGCAGCCGCGTGGTGCTCACGATTGCCCACCTGGACCACGACAAGCACAACTGGGAGGTTTCGGACGAACGGCTGCGGGCCCTTTGCCAAGCATGCCACCTGGCCCTGGACCTGGAGCACCACCTGCACCGCCGGCGCCAGACGCGGCTGGGCTACGGCCACCCGGAGCAGCTGCTGCTGGTGGACGGGCGGGGGCCGATCGCGCTGTGAGAGTGGAGACCATCGGACAGGCCACGCTCTACCTGGGCGACGCCCTGGAGCTGCTGCCGACGACGCCCGTGGTGGACCTGGTGGTGATGGACCCGCCGTACAACTTCTCCACGTCGTCCACGGGGGACAAGGTGGGCAACTGGGCGGAGGTGGTGAACGCCGCGGTGTGGTTTTCCGCCCTGCTGCGGGCCAGCCTGGACCGCCTGCCCGCGGCGGGGGGCCTGCTGTGGCAATTCCTCAACTGGCGGACCCTGGCCACGGTGCAGAAGGCCGCCCTGGACGTCGGGCACCGTATTGAGTCTCTGCTGGTGTGGGACAAGGACTGGATAGGGCCCGGCGGCGCCGTGGGGCTGCGGCCGTCCTATGAGCTGGTGGCCCTGATAGCGACGGGCGGGGCCCGCCTGGCAAACCGCGGGCTGCCCGATATCTGGACGGTGCCCTGGAGCTCCGCCAAGCCGAACGGACACCCCGCGGAGAAGCCCCTGGAACTGCTGCGGCGGATCATTCACGAGAGCCCGGGCACCAGCGTGGGGGACCCCATGATGGGCAGCGGGACCGCGGGGGTGGCCGCCCTGGAGCACGGGCGGGCCTTCGTGGGGATCGAAATCGAGGAGCGGTGGTTTGACCTGGCCTGCCGGCGCATAGAAGCCGCGCACCAGCAGGGCCGCATGTTCGCGGACAAGCCGCCCGCCGCGGTGCAGCTGGCATTCCATGAGGACCTGGCGGAATTGCAATGTGACACGTGCGGGAAAACGGTGCCCGACCGTGAGACTGCCTTACTGCACGAGGGGGACCACCCGGGGCATAAAGTGATTTTCGGGGGGGCGTGATGGCAACTGGAAGCCGGCGGCAAGGGCGAAGCACTACCAGCCTAACCCACGCCGAGGGTGCGGGTTCAAATCCCGCCGCCCCCAGGAAAGCGGAGACCCTGGCGGGGGGCCGCGCGGAGCTCTGGCTGGGTGACGCTGTGCAGCTGCTGCCCCTGGTGGGCCAGGCGCACGTGCTTTTCATGGACCCGCCATACGGGATCGCCCTGGAGAATCATGACAGCAAGCGCACGCGGAATGCTGGGGCCACCCGACGCAGCTACGCAATCACGGGGGACGACACCCGGGAGCCCGCCCTGGCCGCGCTGCGCTGGGCGGACGCGCGGGACCTGGTGGTGGTGACCTTTGCGTCACCCTGGGCGCCCTGGCCGGGCGAATGGCGAAACCTGGTGGTATGGGACAAGGGCGGCGCCGCGGGGGGCGGTGGGGATACGGCCACCTGCCTCAAGCGCACCTGGGAGCTGGTGCAGGTGGCCCGCAACGGGCCGCTGGGGGAGGGCCGCCAGGAAAGCGTGGTGCGCTTCCCGCTGGTGCCTGGGGACACTGGCCGCCACGTGGCCGCGAAGCCCGTGGGCCTGCTGGAGTGGCTGCTGGTGACGTTCACCCGGCGCGGGGACGTGGTGGTGGACCCTTTCATGGGCCGCGGGCCCCTGGGGGTGGCGTGCGCCAACACGGGGCGGCGCTTCATCGGAATGGAGATTGACCCGCAACACTTCGCGGCGGCCTGCAGGACGGTGGGCCAGGCCTACGCCCGCGCACTGGAGAAGGAGGCTGGCCGTGACCATCCGCACGCGCCTGAAAAACCGCACGCGAAAGCGAAAGCGCCGAGGGGGTAAGCCGGTGGAACATGGGGTGAAGGTGCGCATGACCGGGCACATGCGGGTGCGCCTGGCGCTGTTCTATCTGGCGCTGGGGGCCCTGGCCGGCGGGGTATTGTTCGGCGCCCTGCTGCTGTGGCGGCTGTTCATCCGCCTGGTGAGCGCGTGAGCAGCAAGCGGCACCAGCGGCGCAAGGCATGCGAGGGCAAGCGGCGGTTTGCCGACCGCCTGGAGGCCCAGCGGGTGAAACACCGCGCCGGCCTGGCCCTGGATGCGTATCATTGCCATTTCTGCGGGGGGTGGCACCTGGGCCACCCGGGGAAGCTGCGCAAGCGGCTGCGGGACCGTTCCACGGGGGGCGAGCCGCGCGCCCGTGGTGTATACTGAGCCTATGCCGCCGTTCGCCAAGGGATACGATCCGCGCCGCAACCTGAAGGGCCGCCCTAAGCTGGGGCAGTCTATCGCGGAACGTTGCCGTGCTTTCATGCAAGAGATACAGGCCGTCCAGGACCCGAAAACGAAAAAGCGCTTCCGCGTGGAGCGCATCGACGCTTTTCTGGCGGCCTGCTATGCCGAATCCATCAAGGGAAACGCGCCTTACGCAAAGCTGCTATGGAATTACCACGACGGGCTGCCGCCCTTCCGCGGGGTGATAAGCACGCCCGACGACGAGGACGAGGCCGACCTGGACAGCCTGACCGACCAGGAGCTGCTGACCCTTTCCCAGCTGCTGCGCAAGGCCGGCGCCCGCGGCCCCGTACGAAAAGCACGTGGCAAGCCGAACCGCAAACCTGGACGTTAGCCCGCGGGCGGTGGACGCCGCCCTGGCCCGCCGCTTCCACCTGGAGTTTGTGCGCAGCTGCTGGCAACGCCCCACGCCCTTCATCATAGGCCGGCACACGCGCGCCATTTGCGCGGAGATTGACGAGGGCATGCGCCGCTACGCCGCGGGGCTGTCGACGTTCCTGATAGTGGAGGTGCCCTTCCGCCACGGGAAAAGCGAGGTGCTGTCACGAATGACGCCCCCGCACTGGCTGGGGCGGTTCCCCGACACGGAGGTGATGCTCACCACGTACGGGCAGGACCTGGCCACGGACCTTTCCCGCGAGGCGCGGCGCGTGATGCTGAGCTCCCAGTACTCCCGGGTGTACAGCGCCCGGGTGTCCGAGGAATCCAGCGCCGCGGACCGCTGGGGCGTGCACGGGCACCTGGGCGCAATGAACGCCCAGGGCTTTGGGGGCGCCATGACGGGCCGCGGCTGCGCCCTGGGGATCGTGGACGATTATCTGAAACGGCGCCGCGACGCGGAGAGCAAGAGCGTGCGGGATGCGGTTTGGGAGAGTTTCGCCAATGACTTCATGACCCGCCGCGGGCCCGTGGCCTTCATCATCATTCTGGCCAGCCGCTGGCACGTGGACGACCTGATAGGGCGGTGCCACGCGAAAATGGCCGAGGATCCGGACTTTCCGCGGTTCCGCACCGTCACCTTTCCAGCTCTGGACGACCGCTACGGCGGGGACGGCACCCTGTTCCCCGAAATGTTCCCCAAGGACTGGTACCTATCGCAGCGCGCCACCCTGGGCCAGTACGGGTTTGCCTCTTTGATGCAATGCAGCCCCACGGTGCGCGGGGGCAACCTGCTGCGCACGGAGCCCACCGACGAGTTTCCGCACGCGGGGGTGAAGTATTACAACGCGGGAGAGCCTGGCGGACCGCCGGCCAGCCTGCGCTGGGTGCGCGCCTGGGACCTGGCCTCCAGCGCACGCCAGGGCCGCCGCGCGAGTGATGAGCCTGACTACACTTGCGGGCTGCTGTTCGCCGTCCAGGACCTGGGCGGGGAGCGCAAGCGGCTATGGGTGGACGACGCGGTGCGCGGCCAATGGGCAGCCCCCGAGCGGGACGCGCGCATGGATGCGACGGCAAGCCGCGACGGGCCGCGGGTGCGCATCGGCGTGGAGGTGGTGGCGGGCTACAAGGACACGTTCTCCCGCATGCAGGCGCGGCTGCGCGGGCGTTTCGTGGTGGAGAAGGTGACCGTGAGCTCCGACCTGGCCGCACGGACCGAGGACGTGCAGCCTATCTTTGAAGCTGGGGAGGTGTACGTGCGCCGCGCGCCGTGGACCGCGGCGGTGGTGGAGGAATGGGGGGACTTCCCCAGCGGAGCGAATGACGATACAGTGGCCGCATTGATGGCTGGGTGGGATATGACAGCAAAGCACGGGCCCGCTGCGCCGCCACCGGCGGAAGATAAGCAGCGCCCGGTCACCGCCGGGATGCGTGACCGCCGTTTCTGACGGGAGGGGACCATGACCAGGGGGGGTAAGCGCGTGGTGAGCTCCAGCAGCGCCGGCAAGGCCAGGGCGCGAGCCCACGCCCGGGAGCGCCGCCTGGCGCTTGCCTCGCGCACCGCCGTGGTGGGGGTGCCTGGCAATACGGGCTATTTCGGATACCAAGTCACCGGGGAGTACCTGAAAACGCTGGACGGCCAGAAGGGCCGAAAGGTGTTTGACGAAATGTACCGGTCAGACCCCCAGGTGCAGGCCACCATGAAGGCCATTACCCTGCCGATTCGCAGTTGCCCTTTCACCATCGAACCACCCGCGGATCCCGAGGGCAAGGTGGACGACCTGGACGCCGAGATAGCAGAGGTGATGAGCGAGCGGCTTTTCCGCGGAATGTCCATGACCTGGGACGACACGCTGCGGCACGCGCTCATCATGCTGCGCAGCGGCTTTTCCATCCTGGAGAAGGTGTGGGAAGTTTCGGACGGCCTGGTGATGCCGAAGAAACTGGACCCGCGGCTGCCTGGCTCTGTGATCCGCTGGGAGTTCGACCGAGTGAGCGGCAGCCTGGTGGGGCCCGTGCAGCAGGACCTGGACGGAAAGCTAATCACCCTGCCGATTGAAAAACTGCTGGTGTTCACCAGTGAACGCGAGGGCGACAACTGGGAGGGAATGTCCGTGCTCCGCCCGGCATACAAACCCTGGTACATCAAGGACCAGCTGGAGAAAATCAACGCCATCAAGCACGACCGCCACGGGGTGGGCGTACCGCGGGCCAAGGTGCCGGCGGGCGTGAAGCCCGGGGACGAATCCTGGGAGGCCGTGGTGGCGGGCCTGGAAGCGCTGTACGCAAATGAGCGCAGCTACGTCATAGACCCGGATGGCTACACCACGGACCTGCTGGGCGGCGGGGACTCCGCGGCGGGGACCGACGCGCTGCCCAGCATCAAGCATTACAACGAGGACATTGCGAAGGCCGCCCTGGCCATGTTCATAAACCTGGGCACCAGCGACACGGGCAGCCGCGCCCTGGGCCTTTCCTTCGTGGAGCTGTTCCAGCTGTCCATTCAAGCATACGCGGACTACCTGGCCGCGGTGCTTGACCGTTTCCTCATCAAGGAATGGTGGGGGTACAACTGGGACACGCCCGCGGGCCCGCCCTGCCTGAAGGCCGGGCGCATCAAGCCGATTGACTCCGCGGTGCTCGCGCAGCTCTCCACCGCCGGGGTGATAAAGCCCGACGATGAGCTGGAGAACGCCGTGCGCGAGCTCATGCACCTGCCCCAGCGCAAGACGCCCCGGCCGGCGCCCACCCCGCCGCCGGCCCCGGGCGCAGCGCCTGGCGCGCCGGATCCGGCCGCGGCCCAGGATGAGCCCGCCACCGACACGCCCCAGGACGAGCCCGCGGACGCTCCGCCCGTGGAGGACGTGAAGGCCAGCATGCGCGTTCACCTGTCCATGGCCACGCCCACCGACGAGGAAAAGCTGACCGACTGGCAAGGTATGGGGCTGCGCCTGGCCAGCGAAACCGCGGACCTGTCCGGGCAGCTGCAGGCCATGCGGGACCTGCAAGCCCGGGACCTGATAGCCCAGGCCATGGGCGGGCGCAAAGTTCAGGATATGCGCGTTCCGATGCGCAAGGAAATGTATGACGCCCTGGTGGCGGCCTACCGCGCGGAGAAAAAACGCGGCACCAATGACGTCGTGACCGAGATCGTGCGCCAGCGCCCGGACCTGAAAATGGCGGACCCGCGGCGCAAGGCCAAAGTCACCGCGGCGCAATTCGACGCTTACAGCCTGGACCAGCTTTCCCTGGACGTGGAGCGCCAGGCCGACACGCTGCGCAGCGCGGTAGCCACGTGGTTCATCGACCTACGCAAGAGCGGCCTCCAGGGCGAGCAGCTGAGAATCGCCATGCAAGCTATGTATGACGAAATGAGCACCAGCGGCCTGGACCTGCTGGCTGGCGGCGCCGTTGACAAGGGCTGGGGATCCGGGCGAATGACGGGCCTGGAGGAAGTGGCCGACGAAATCCAGTATTGCTATCGCTCCGCCATCCTGGACACAAACGCGTGCGAGGTGTGCCGGGCGAAAGATGGGACCCACCACGAGCTGGGGGACCCCGAGTATCAGACCCCGGACCCCGAGTGCCTGGGGACGGACCGCCGCTGCCGCTGTATGACGATCGCGGTGATGAAGGAGGAGGGCGCTGGTGCGTGACCTGGAGAGCATGCGTCACCTGGTGCGTGACGCCCTGGCCCCGTTCGCGGGCGGCGGTGAGCTGTGCGCGCTGACCCCCGCGGAGCTGGAGAAGGTGCGGCAGCTGAAAGCACGGCGGAAAGAGACCCGCGACGAACAGCGGGACCCGTGGCCGGGGCACAAATGAGCGGCCACCTGACGCCCGCGGACTTCCGGGCCATGGACAAGGACGAAAAGGCGGGGGTGCAGAAGGCCATCCGTGAGCGACTGCTGCGGATGCGGCCGCGGGCCCGCCTGGCGGTGGCGCCGCGGGTGCCCACCACGGCACGGCAGCGCCGCAAGCTGCGCAAGCGCATCGCGCGGGAGGGGTAGACCATGACAAAGACGAAAGGCAAGCCCGGGGCCAAAGGGTACGCATTCCCAATGCAGCTCCAGGAGGCGCAGCTGGTAAGCGAGCCGCAAATGATTCTGCCCCTGGGCACGTTCTATACCAGGGCATACGGCAAGCTGGAGATAACGGCGGAGTTTGCCGGGCAGATCGTGGACAACTGGCGCCGCAAGGTGATGGGCACCCGGCAGCCGTTCATCGACACGGACCACAACTGGGGCAAGGCGAACGGGTGGATACAGGACCTGCAGGTGCGGGAGGACGGACTCTATGCCGCCATCGACTGGACGCCCCAGGGCCGGGACAACGTGGAGAACGGCTATTACAAGTACTTCTCCGCGGACATTGGCGGGTGCCTGGACATAGAGACGGGGGACGAGGTGTACCCCGTGCTGATAGCGGCGGCCTTGACCAACGTGCCCGTGATGAACATAATGCCCCCCGTCAAGCTCTCCGAATCCGAGAGCGGGCAAGACCCCGAAGGGGCCACCGGTCAGACCGATGGCGACGCCCCCGCGCATGGCGACGGGGGGGAGGGCGGACCCGCCGAGGACAATCCAATGACGTATGACGATCTGGTGAAGGGCCTTTCCGGCCTGACGCTGACCACCGAACAGAAGGGCGCCCTGGTGAAGGCCCTGGGCCTGGAGCCCGCGGCCCCCGCCCCGGATCCCGCTGCCGCGACCGCGCTGGCGGAGCTCCGCGGCCAGGTGACCATCCTGGGCGAGACCAACACCCGCCTGACCGCGGACCTGAAAACGCTCCAGGGCCAGAAGCTGGCGGAGCGCAAGGCCGCGGCCATCAAGGGCGCAATCGACGGTTTCCGGATCCTGCCCAAGGACAAGGAAGCCTGGGAAAAGAAATTCGATGAAGCCCCCGACCTGGTGGAGCGCATCCTCTCCGAGCTCCCCAAGGCCATTGACGACGTGAAGCGCGGGCACGGCAGCGCGGGCACGTCGGAAGCGGAGCCCGAGCTGGACGCCGACGACGAGGCGGCCATTGCCCTGGGCGAAAAGAAGGACCCCAAGTACCGGGAGAAGTACCTGGCGGCCCGCAAGGCCGGGGCGCTGTAGGGCCCTGACCACGAGCCCCCCACGTTACGGGGGGAAAGGACACGACGATGGCACTGACTGCAAAGCGTGTTGTTTCCTTTGAGGGCGACCCCGAGCGGCGCCCGGCGGTGGAAGCCGCGGGAAATGACACGTACTACCTGGGCGCCATCCTCATCGCGGACGCGAACGGCTATGCAGCCGTGCCCACGGACGCGGCGGGGCTCTATATCCTGGGAATCTTCGACGGCCGCGCCGAGGGTGGGTACCAGGATTATGAGATGGCCGTCCCGAACAATGACCACCGCAAGCTGGGGCTGCTGGGCGGCCTGGTGTGGCTTCCCCTGGACGGGGGCAGCGCACAGAGCGACGTCGGCGAGCTGGCATACGTCAAGGACGACGCCAGCCTGACGCAGAGCGCGGGGTCAAAGACGGTGGCGTATCTCATCCTGGCGGTGGACGACGCTGCGGACCTGGTGTGCATCGACACCCGCGCGCCGATCAAGGTCGCGTAGGAGGGCCGGCAGATGATATCACCGAGCGTTTTTGAGAAACTGGCCAATGGGTGGTTCCAGGACCAGCTGCGGGTGTTGAACGGCCAGGCCGGCGCGCCCACGGACCTGATGCGCCTGGCCATGCCCACGGACAGCACGGGCAAGTATACCAGCTATGGCTGGCTGGACGACCTGCCCACCGTCAAGGAGCTCCTGGGACCGAAGAAGGCCCGCGAGCTCGCGGACCATGCATACCAGCTGCTGAATCGTGAATGGTACGACGCGGTGAACGTGAAGTACGCGGACCTGCGGGACGACCAGGTGGGCGCGTATGAAAGCCGGATCCGTGAGCTGCCGACGCGCATGCAGCAGTTCTGGCGCAAGCTGATTTCGGACCTGGTGCGCCTGGGCACCAGCGGGCTGGCCTTTGACCAGCTCCCGTATTTCAGCAACGCGCAGCTGTCCAGGGTCAACGACAACCTGCTGACGGGCAACGGGACCGACACCGTGGCGCATTTTATGACGGACCTGGACACCGTGATACAGGCCATGGCGGAATTCACGGACACCGAGGGCGAGGAGCTCAACATCAAGCCGGACGTGATCGTGTGCGCGCCGGCGGCGCGCCGCATCATCACCACGGCGGTGGGGAGCCCGTCCGACGCATCGGGCAGCAACGCGAGCGCAATCAACCCGTTCCGTGACTTCAATTTCACGGTGATAGCGGACCCGAAGCTGGCCGCGGACCCGAACGACTGGTATGCGTTCAGCACCCAGGGCATTCTCAAGCCGTTCATTTTCCAGCAGCGCGAGGCCATGCAGAGCATGCTGGACGACACGCAGCGGAAGCGGGCGCGCAGCTACCAGTACTCCGTGGAATGGGACGGGGTGGCCGGGTACGGGCTGCCGCACCTGGGCGTGAAGGTCGTCAACTCGTAGGCCGCGGGGGAGCCGCGGTGCACAAGGAGGCCGTGCTAATCCTGGGCAACGGGATTTCGCGCGCCGGGTTCACCAGGGCCATTGAGGAATGGCCGGGCGAGCTGTGGGCCTGCAACTATGCTTTCCGCGAGTTTGGCGGGAAGCTGACGAGGCTCACCGGGCACCTGGAGGTGCTCGCGGAGGCGCGGAGATACCGCCGGGAGCACGGCCTTTCATTTCAGCTGTGGGGTGGGAACCTGGGCGCTGGCCAGCAGCAGCTGGTGGACCATGTTTTCAGCTGCCCCCGCGAGTTTTGGAAAGACAGCGGGACCACCCTGGTGGCCCAGGCCCTGCAGGAGGGCCGCCTGGTGAGCTGCTGCGGTTTCGACCTGGGCGGGCTGGATATGCTCTCCCCGGGCCTGGAGAACCAGGACAAGAGCTGCTGGGTGCGGCGCTGGCGCGAGCTCGCGCGGCACTACGGCCTGGCCACGGTCACCTTTTGGGGCCATGACCACCGGCCGTTCATCCTGGGCAACCGCCCGGCCTATACCTACATGCGGCTGTACCGAGCTGGAAAGCCGCACCTGGGGGACCCTGCCTACCTGGCGGAGTGGAGCAGGCGGACGGGGCTGGACGCGGCGGCCCCGATAGATGAGGATAGGCTGGTGCGGGTGGGGTTTCTGCGCGGGCCCGCCCGGGGCCGTGAGCAGCGGGTGCGCTACGGTGTGGCGGCCAAGCTGGTGGAACGCGGCGAAGCGCAGCTGTTGACGGAGGACTGAACATGGCAAAGGTGAGCATGCCGAACATGGTGCGCGTGGTGCTGGTGGCCACAGGCAAAGAGGTGGATATGAGCTCCCGGGTTGCCGCCATCCTGCTGGACCGCGGCACGGTGAAGCTGGCGAAAAGCGCAGCCGCACCCGCAACACCCAGGGCGCAGGGCCGCGGGGCCCCGAGCTCCAGCGGAGCGGCAACCGGATCCGGGGACCAGGGCGGGAAGCCCGCGGGCGACGCCGGCGGGAGTGCAACCGTCCGGAAGGAGCTGGAGGCCAAGCCGTTCGGTGAGCTGGTGAAGATTGCCGCGCACCGCGGGCTGCCGGCGCCGCGCCCTGGTACCAGCAAAGCGAAGCTGGTGGACGCCATCATGGAGGCCGCGGGGTACAGCCCGGCGGTGTAGACCATGGCCGTATACTGCGACCTGTACGACGTTCACGCCGAGTTCCAGCGCCTGCCCAGCTTCACCGAATCCACCACGCCCAAGGCCTCCCAGGTGGAGGGGTGGTGCGAGGACATAGGGGCGGATATGGACCAGCACCTGCTGGCCGCGGGCGTGGAGCTGCCCCTGGTGGAGGAAAACCTGCTGGACGTGGCGCGGACGATCGCGCTGTACGGGGTGGGCGCCAAGGTGCTCCGTTCAATCAACATGGAGGCGGAGCGCGCCGACACTCTCCAGCGGCTGTATGACGCGCGGCTGCGCGAGATCGGGGACAACCCGGCGCTGTTCTCCAGCTCCACCACGCCCCAGCAGACCAGGCCTGGCTACCTGGTGCCCACGGACCCCGAGCAAGAGCGCAAGTTTCACCGGGAATCCAAGGACTGGTGAGCCGTGATGACCCTCCGCGTGGACAGCCTGGGGTACGAACGTTTCGTGCGGGCGTTCAATCGAATCCCGGACAACGTGAAGGACTTCCGCGAGCCGCTGACCGAGATATACCAGGATTTCCTGGGCATAGAGCGGCGCAACTTCTCCGCCCGCGGGCGCCCCGAGGCCTGGCGGCCCCTGTCTCCGAAATACGCCGCCTGGAAGGCCCGACACTTCCCCGGTAAACCGCTGCTGGAGCTCACGGGCAACTTGAAGGCGTCTCTGCTGGGGAGCGGCGCCGCGGCCGTCCGTGACATACGGGAAACCCGGGCAACGTTCGGGACCGCGGTGCGCCATGCAATCTTCCACCAGCTGGGGACCCGCCGGATGCCGCGGCGCAAGCCCGTACAGATTGCCGACGAGGACAAGGTGCGCTGGGGGCGGATCGTGCACGTGTGGGCGGTGAAGCAGGCCCAGGGCACGCTGCGGGGGGCCACGTGAGCGACAAAGAGCTGGACGCCATCATTGCCCAGTGCAAGTCACACTGGGAAAGCAACGTGGAAACGGTGCTGCAGGAAATAGAGAGCCGGCGCAGTATCACCATCACCCGCCTGGTTCAAGTGAGCAGCGGGGACGCCCAGGACTTCACCTACCCCGCCCTGGAGATACTGCCGGACAGCACGGACGTGGAGTACGTGTACGAGGACGAGCCCATTGACGACGTGTCGTTTGACGTGCACGCCATCAATTACGTGTTTACCTTCTCCGGGGCCCTGCTGGCGCCGATCCACCAGGACCTGCTTTGCTACCGCGCCGCGCTGCGGGCCCTGGTGCGCGCGGACAGTAACAAGGCCAGCCCCTGGGGCATCGACCGGGCGCGGATCCGGGTGGGCCGCGCGGAGTACTGGGACACGGTGGCGTCCCAGGAAAGCGGCGCGTTCCTGAAAGCCGGGCGGGTGCTGGTGACCATCAAACTGCCGGGCTGACCCTTCCCATGGGGCAGGGCCCGGGTGTAGGCTGACTGAGCCGGCCGCGGCCGGGGGAGGGCGACTATGCCGACGCTTGCGCTGTTGAAGGACATTCTCTGGACCATCGGGGGCCCCGAGAGCCCCGCGGGCACCGCGGCCAGCCGCACCCACGTGATACCGGTACGGGACAACCCCGGGCTGGACAGCAACGTGGAGCGCGCCCTGGACCCCGTGCTGGCCGGCGGCCGCATGCCGGTACAAGAGTACCCCACAAAGATTGACGTGAGCGGTGCCCTGCCGCTGTCTCCGCGCGTGGGCGGGGGCTGGGGGAAGCTGATAAAGAGCAACCTGGGCCTGGAGAGCACCCCCGCGCAGTTGGGCGCCGTGGTGCGGATCCGGTACGCGGGCGGATCGGCCTCCTGCAAAATCACCGCGGACACGTCGGGCGACACGCTCACCAGTGAGGTGGGGGTGCTGGGGAGTGAAAGCGGGGACGCCGCTTTCGGCACCGCGGGGGTGATCGACCTGACCGCGGGCGCCTTCGACACCGTGGCGGAGCTGGTGGCGGTGATCGACGCATACGCCAATTACGAGGCCGAGCTGCTGAGCGGCAGCGGGGCCATTTCCAGCGCCGCGATTGTCTCCCGGGTGACCCAGGCCAAGGGCCGCTGGTGTTACCTGTTTTTCACGTCGGGCGCCAGCGGGGCCTACCTGCGGGGGTTCACCGCGGACCTGACCGCCGCGTCCCACCCCACGTACAGCATCCAGCGCGAGGGCTACGTATCCACGGGCACGCTGTTCAACGGCGCCGTGGCCGACGCCCTGAAAATCAGCGGCAGCCTGGGCGCGTTCATAGAGAGTGACGTCGACGTGCTGGGCTTCACCGAGGACGACCCGGTGAGCGCCAGCGGCCTTTCGGTGGACGACCTGGACCCTGGGGACCCGCTGCTATACTGGAAGGGCGCCACGGAGTTCGACGGGGTAGACTATGATTTCGTGAGCACCCACGAGATCAACTTTCCGAACAATCACAACAAGGACACGTTCGGCCAGGGCAGCATCGGGCGTGTCTACCACCAGAAGGCGGACCTTATGCCGGCGGGCAGCCTGCAGGTGCGCCTGGACAGCGACACGGTGGCAATCCGCGCCAAGCTGCAAACCGCCAGCCTGGCCAGCGCTTCATTCATCTACAAGGGCAAGGCCATCGGCGGGAGCGTGGAGGAGCTGGTGATTGTGGAGCTGCCGTTCATCGGCATCAGCTCTCCGTTTGCCTTCACCCCGCGCAACGGTGCTCTGGACGCGCGGGTGAATTGGAAGGCATACAACCCGCGGGGAACCAAGTACGACGTGCCTGTCACTATCTGGATGGTATCCGTGGACTCCGGGGCGTTCTGATGGAAAGGGACTTCATCCTGGACACGCGCGCTGCCTACGAGGGGCAGCGCGTGGACATTGCGGACGGCGAGGAAAGCCGCAAGTACTGGCTGCGCCCCTGCAAGCTGCCGGTGCAAGTCATGGACGAAATCAATACCCTGCAGGCCCAGCTGCTGGGTGACAACGTTGACCTGGAAGCGGTGCGCAAGGCCGCGGACGGGGTGGAGAGCCTGAAGGAGGGCGACGCCATACCCCCCGAGCTGGCCGCGGCGCTCATGCCGGCGCTGCACCGTTTCCACAAAGACTATAACGTCAACGTGTACCGCCTGGCGCTGCTGCATGGTGTCTGTGAGCACAACCTGCCGCGGGACGGGAAGCTGGTGGGCGACGGGCACGCCCTGGACGAGCCCATGGTGGAGGCCCTGCTGGCGCAGCGGCCCCAGGCGGCAAAGGTGGGGGCGGAGGCCATCCTGGTGTTCAATCGCCCTTTACCGCACGGGAATGCGGAGAGCTCCGCCAAGTGGCGGAATGGCTCTACCGCGGCGACACGTTCCCGCGCGAAGCACAACGGCCGGACGGTAGTCGCCCCGCGCAGCTGATAGACCGGTGGCAGGGCTGGGTGCTGCGCTGCCTGGATATGATGGACGGGGACGGGGCCCTGGCGCACTACCCCCGAGCTGGTGGCCTGAACGCGCAGCCTGGCCTGGACATGATGGTATACCGGATCATCCGCCACGAATGGGTGCGGCTGCAAAACGAAAAGCTGAAAGGAGGGGCGCCCCATGGCCGAGGACGTTAATGTAAAACTAAGTTTCTCGGTGGCGTCCCAGCAGCTGAAGGAAGCAATCAAGCCGCTGCGCGACCTTAACGAAGCGTTCCGCGGCCTGGTGACCGCGGGGGGCATCGGCATTGCGCTGCAACAGGCCGCGCGGGCCATCGGTGATATGCAGGCCGCCGCGGAGAAAGCGCACCCGCTGCTGCGGGCCGTCCCCGGATCCTTGACCGAGTGGACGTCCAGTATGAACACCGCCAAGCAGGCCATTGGTGCGCTTATCAGCGGGGGACTGTCACCGCTGCGCGCAGCGATTGCCGACACCACGACGGTGTGGGCGGAAAACATACTGCGAATCCAGGACTACGCCGCGGCCATTCAGTACCTGGCAAACCAGAAAGCCGCCCAGGCCATCAAAGCACAGGTGGACGATCTGCAGGCCCAGCTGGTGAAGCTGCAAGGTACAAGCGTTTTCGCATACGCCAAGGCCCAGGGCATTACGGGCGCGGGCTCCGCGGAGCTGGGGCGCCAAGCGAAAACGAAAGCGCAGCAGGACCTGGAGACCCGCATCCAGGAGCTGCAAAACAGCATTATCGACCTGGCTAAAACCACCATGGACCAGGCCGACCGTTCAAAGCAGCTCACCGATGCTTACAAGAGCCTCCAGTCTACGCTGGGCACGCTCTACCGCACCGCACAGAACGCGCCGGCGCTGCTGCCCCAGGCGGACCTGACAAAGCAGATGAGCGCCGCTATTGCGGCTTTCCTCCAGAAGGGCTTTGCCCTGGGCTTTGACGTGACGAACACGCCGGCTATGAAACAAATGTACGACGTGTTCCGCACCATGACCGCCGCGATAGGGGACGTGCCCGTGGGGGAGGTGCAGGCCGCGCTGCTGCAACTGGTGGCCGCGGTGGAGAACAATACCGAGAGCATCAAGGGCACCGGCCGGTCCCCCGGGAGCGGGGGAAGCGGGAGCCGCACGGGCAAGGGCAAGAATCCGCGGGAGAAGGGCGACGCAATAGAGGACCCCGCCATGGGGGCCCTGGCCAGCGCCGCGCTGCAACTGGCACAGTCTTTCACCAGCGTCCAGCTGATACTGGACCCGTGGAGCACGATTCTCAAAGCCGCGGTGGAAGTGCTGGCGCCCTTCGTGGACTCCGCCCTGGCCCCGATCGTGGGCGCGCTGGTGGTGCTGGGCAAGACGCTGGGCCAGATACTCATTCCCGTGGTGCAGCTGCTGGCCCCGATCATAGAGGCGCTGGGTGTCGTCTTTGTGTGGCTGTACAATAACGTTCTGCTGGGCTTTGGAAACGCAATCATCACCCTGGTGGTGACTATCGAAAACATAGGAGTGGCCCTGCACAATTTCTTTGACTGGCTGTTCAATGGCAGCAAGAATCAGCAGCAGTACAAGAGCTACAAAGACGCGTTCCTGAAACCAATCACCCTGGAGGATATGACCGCCGCGGGCAACGAGGCCACCGCATCCGCTGGCGGATACGGCAGCTCTACCACCGTGCAGAAACCGCCGGACATTAACGTGTACCAAACGTTCCAGCAGCCCATATATGGCGTCAACGGCCTGCGGGAGGCCGGTAAGTACCTGGTGGACGCCATCGGCGCCTACCTGGGGACGGGCGTGCGGGTGACCTTCATCCAGCCCAGCTTGACGTAGGGAAAGGGGACCACGTGAGCGCGCCCACACTGTTCATACCGATTGACGGGACCTGGGCCGCGGAGCTCGCAGCCCGTACCGCCATCACCACCGGCGCCGCCGCCTGGAAGTTGGAAATAGACCCGGACGGCTACGGATACGACAACTACACCGGGACCCTGGACAACAACAAACTGAACGTGAGCGGGCACGCCGGGGTATTCGAAGGCGCCGAGGCCAGTGAGTGTCAGTTTGTGCTGCGCAACGCGGACGAGACCTTTGCCGAGGGTGACCTGGGCGGCTGCGCGGTGCGGGTGTGGGCAAAGATAGGGGCCGCGGACTATCTCCAGGTGTTCCAGGGCTTCATCGACGCCCCTGGGGCCTCGCGGACTAAGAACAGCTTCATGGACGACGTGGTGGCGTTCACCGCGCACGACCTGCTGAAATCAAAGGGCGTGCGGCGGCACTGTCTCTCCGAGGCCCTGGTGGGCTTCAAGGTATGTGACAGCGGCACCCCCAGCGCATCACTGGTGCACCGCCTGGCCGCGCGCATGGGGCTCTCTAGCTCTGACCTGGAAGTGGTGGACGTGGACCTGACCAAGGACTACGTGGGCACCAGCGTGGACGACCTGGCCCTGGCGGAGCTCCAGGACCTGACCGCGCAACACGGGGCTTTCCTGGGCGTGCGGTACGACGGCAAGCTGCGGTTCATAGTGTGGACGGCCGCGGAGTGGAACGCGGCTACCCCGGAGTATGTGTTCGGCGGGGACCTGGCCGTGGCGGACCCTAACGCTCATTGGGGCTGGCAGGGCGTGGGCGGGGAGGTGTTCTGCAATCGGGCGGTGACTGAGTTTTCCCGCTGGGAAGTACTGACAGCGGGCTCTGTGGTGTACAAGAATTACGATGACTGGGATGAGCTCACCGGGCAGAACGCCATCACCGTGGGGGCGGGCAAGTACTGGCCTGGCGGGGACGACGGCACCGACGACCTGGCCCTGGGCCGCCTGGAGTACGGCTACAAGGGCGAGCGCTACCCCGTGGGCATTTCCATCATCACCCCCACGGTGGGGGCCACCGGATCCGGCAGCGACATAGAAAGCAGCGGGGGCGTGCTGACCCTCGTTTCTTTCAACGGATCGACGGGCGACACCCGGCAGAACGTGGACAGCTCCGAAATCATCCTGCACAACGCCACGGGCAGCACCGTGACCATTACCAAACTGCAGGTGCGCGGCACCCCGCTGCGGGAGAAAAGCAAAAACCGCGTGGAGTACGTGGATCCCACCATGGGGGACGAGGCCCTGGAGGTGCGCCGGGAGATACCGGGCAAGTATGCGTGCACCGTGGACCAGGCCAAATCGACGGTCAAGCGCTGGGTGGACTGGGGCCGCGAGGGCCGAAAGCAGTACCGGGTCACCGCGGATTTCACCCCGCACGTGCAATGCGGGGCCCTGGTGGAATGGCAACCCGAGGGCGGGATTGACGTGGTGTGCCAGGTGGTGGGCTATCAGCATCACAGCGAGGGCCCGCACACCCTGACCCGCACGGAGCTGGAGCTGGTGGAGCGCGTGGACAAGAGCGACGCCGGCGGCGGGACCCTGGCGCAGGCCTCCCCGGGCGGGGAGGTCCCGTCCAGCATTTCGAAGGAAATCCCCGACGTTGCCGACGCCCTGACCCATGCGGAGGACCAGGCGGGATACGACGCCGCGGGTGGCACCACCACCCCCGACACCCCGACAATCACCAGCGTCGAGGGCCGCGGGCGTGACCTGGTGATATGGTGGGACCGCCAGCTGGAGCTCACAAACCTGGACCACTATGAGCTCCAGGTGAGCGACGATCCGGACGCAATTGACTACCCCGACGCGGTGAGCTGGTACGAGCTGGAGTTTAGCGGATCGGACTGGAAGGGCGCGCTGGATGAAGTGTCAGACTTCCCCGCGGAGATAGCGGTACATACGAACATTCCGCTGCTGGGCACCACCGAGGACCCCCTGGAGCGGACGCTGTTCTATCGCGTGCGGCGCGTGACCAAGGCCGCGGTGCTGGGCGACTGGAGCACCGCGGTGGCCGGGACCGCCACCCCCAAGGAGACCGGGGATATGGCTGCCCGATCGGTGACCGCTGAGAAGCTGACCGCGGGCCTCATCAACGCGCTGATAGCGGAAATCACGCAGTACCTGCAGGTGTCTGATGCTGGGATAGTCGGGCAGACCTTCACGGGGAGCCCGGGACTGGGTGCGCAGCGCGCGCGGCTGTACCGCAACGGCCTGATAATCGAAACGTACGACGGGACCACGCCCTACGACGAGGCTGGGTGGCAGGTGTCTCTCCAGCTGGGCGGAGATGAGAACGGCGGCTTTTACCCCCTGCTGCAGGCCCGCGGATTGATCGCGGTGGGGGGCACCGCGGACGACGCCCTGCTGGGCCTGGGCGACACGATACCTGCGGGGGCCTTTCGATTTTCCTTTGACGACACGCTCAATGACCAATTCAGCAGCAACCCGTGGACGCAGACAGCTGGCGAGTACACCGCTACCAGCAAATACGGGACCAAGGCCTGGCGCAGCACCGCGGGCAACACGGGCACCCTGGCCGATGCGGACGCGCATGGCATCACCTTCGCGGCGCCCTGGGGTATCGACGCTTGGCTGGATGTCACCAGCTACCAGGACGAGGACATATTGAAGCTGGAGGCGGTGGCGCCTGACGCCACGATTGTGGACAGCGGCGAGGAAACACCGTCCACAAGCATACAGACCGGGAGCCTGAGTCAAGCTACGCCGGGATTTGTGACCATGCTCACCGACACGGTGGGGGTGCGCTGTCACAGCCGCAAGTATACGTCGGGCAGCAACTGGGTCACCGCTTTTGTGGTGACGCCCTTCACAATAGAGACGGACGGGACGTGCAGCTATGGTGCGCCGGTGGAGGTGTACAACTGGACGCTGGCGAGCGGGGCCGGCACACAGCCCAGCATCCAGTATTACCTGCCGTCCGTGACGCGGCTGACGGATACTGAGTTTGTTGTTTCCGGTCTCTTGCAACGGTCGAGCGTGACCATTGGGCTGCCGGAGGCTGGCCGGTTCTGCCTGGTCAAGTGCACCACGGACGGAGTGACGGTCACAGCTGACGCCAGCACCACCCATGCGCTGGCCGGCACGGGCATGGGGACGTACAAGGGCATGTTCATCACGCGCCTGGACGATACCACGATACTGGAGGTGTCGTGGCAAACCGGGGAGAACGTGAAGGCGCGGGTGTGGGATAACACCCTGGCCCTGCTGGGCGGGCCCACCGACGTTTTCACCCCCACCGGGACCGGGGTGCGCCTGGGTGGGGTGGCCACCGTGTCGAGCTCCAAGGCCATCATGGCCGTGAATCACAATTCAGCTAAAAGTCAGACCGTGGTGGGGATCGGGTGGGACGGGGCCACAATCACCGCGAGCGCCGCGGCCCTGAATCTGGTGGCCGCGGCAGGTGTCTCCCCGGGGCTGTGGGTTTCCGAGTTGAACAGCACCAGCGTGATAGCTGCCTACGTTGACGGCGACGCTGGGTTTATCAAAATGAAGGTGGTTTCGATCGACGGCAGCCTGGTATTGTCTGCGGGCGCTGCCCTGACCACCGACATTGACGATAGCCTGGGGCAAAACGGCATGGGCGGTGTGGTGCGGATATCGGCAATAGATGGGCAGGAGGTGGTTGTTCTCTCCGGGGCGGCGTTAGATGGGGGTGTGCGCCACAATTATATGCTCTGGGCTAAGAGCAACGCCGGGACGCTGGCGCAGTTTGGCGCAACCAAGGACCTGGGGACGCCGGTTGGCCCCCAGCACCAGCCGTGCCTGGCGCAAGCACAGGGGCGCGTGCAGACTTG